AATTTGCTCATCAGTGGATTGTTGCAAATCTTTCTTTATTCGGTCATATCCCCCAAATGGGTTTTCATCAGAATGCAAATAAACTACTCCAGCATCACGATTCGGACTGTATTGCTGGACGGGAAGTTCTCTATCTTTTAATAGAGATGCCTTACGGGTCTGTATTGTTTGTGCACCCTTCAAGTATTCTGATACAAAAGATGTATACCCATCAATTGGCGTAAATCCAAGCAACATTTTGCTATCTCTTGTAGCTAAACGAAATCGCAAAGTATTAACTAACGAAGCATCGCCAAGATATTCATCTAACCAAGCCCCTATATTTAGCTCTGGGTTGTTTTTGAATCCAAACTCAAATCCCTCAAGGATAGTCTGATTGTTACTGAACTGTGTATAGGTTTTAAAGTCCACTCTAGTCCTAGTGTCAGGAAATATGAAACTAGAACCAGTAAACCCATTTTGCATACTAAAATTAATATAGCCTTCAATGCTTTTAGTTTTTTTCTTAAATTCTTTGGGCATCATTTCCCATATAGCAGCTTGCTGAACTTTTACTGAAGTGTCGGCATTTTGAGAGAAACAAACTATGTGCCCATCTTTATTGTTAATAACCGCTTCCATTATTAATTTGGCACAACCAGTAGTTTTTCCACTTCGGTTTCCCCCAAAAGTAATAACTTCATTGTATTTATTTAAAGAGTCCCTAATGCGACCCCATCCCTGAAGATCAAAACCACTACGAAGCGGATCTTCTATACTAGCACGAATAAGATTTTCGTGAGCTTCGTGCAGATCAGCTAACAGTGTTGGATCAACTTCAGCTAGAGCTACGATTTCTTCGTCCGTAGGTGGCTTGAGTATTGGATGCTCCGTAAAATTAATCATTCATTTTTTCCCAAAATCCTTTATTTTGTAGCCAATCAATGATTAAATGAATTCTATGTTCATCTGTTGGGTTACTTACTGCGTGTTTTTTAGCGTTATTTAACTCATATACATTGCCAACTTCTAAATGAAACGATTGTAAATCTTGTCCACATTTAAAAACAATGTCCTTGTTAGTTGTTAAAGGAATATGAGTTCGTCGCCCTTGCATTAAAGCAATGCCTTGATCAGCATGAACGGCTATACTAGATTTTGGCTTTAGTCGCGTAATTAATACTCGGTGAAAATCTCCTGAGCCAAATTTTTTTTCATATATTGGTTTTAAATCTTCAAGGACTTTATCAAAATTTAAAAAATTGTAATTTTTTTTATGTTTTTCGCCCTTAGTGTTGTCTTTTAGGCATTCCTTGTTCCACATAATGTTTAAAGCATCCGTACTTGAGTGAGCTTTAAATGTTTTTTGCCTCCATGATTCTTCTAACCAGCATTCAGGATCCATTTTTTCCAATCTACGAAGAAGGTCGGCAGAATCATAACTGCCAATTTCTTGAATTTTAAAAGGTAACCGTCTTTTTATATCTGCTAATGTTGAATTAGGTTTATTCATTTTTTGATTATTCATAATTTAGTTTTAAAAAATCATTTTTATATAATGATTGTATAATTTCTTTTGTTCTATAAGTATGTATATTTTGATGGCGAGATTTGTCTAATCTGCTTTTGTTTAAATGCGGTAATTTTAAATTTGACGGCAAACCCATTTCTGCATATAATTTAGAATTATCTTGTCCTAATTTAATGTACTTTACATTATATTTGCTAGGATCAGCCCAGGTTGTTTGCGGAACATAAAACCGAACTCCTGCCGAACATTTATTGTTGGAGGGAATTATTTTATCATTGCATAATACTGAACTAGAGAAAGTTCTTTCTTTTTCTGGCAATAAATGATGATGTTGATTTACCGTTTCTACAAAATCTTCAAACTCTAGGATTTTCATTTTTTTGCCTAATTCTCGTAATATAAATTTTTGATGCAAGAATGCAGAAATAATCCGATCCATAGGATTTCTTGCTGTTTGATATATTTCCCAGTTTTCTATATCTTTTATTCCGTAAGCAAAAATAGATTCATCAAGATACATATGAATGTGCCTTAATGGGTGGTATCGGGTATACGCACTGTATCCACAAAAATTCTTTGTAAACAAACTTTCCAAAGAAGAAGTGCCTGTTTTGGGCGGCAATAATATTAGTTTTTTGTCTTTATGGTTAATCATCGGTATCGTCTATATCCCATATAACTTCTACGTTGTCATCTCTAAAATCTAGCGAAGCTTCTCTAATAAGCATTCTAGCTACTGAAACTGTTGTGTATTCGGATTGGACTTCTCCTTCTTCATCCAGCACAATAATGCAGTAATTAGGATAATGTTCCCCAAGTATCTCTTTTAGCTTATCAAGAATCTCCTCGTCCATTGTCCTCCTGCGTTACAATTTCAGCATTAATTACTTTTGCTTTTTTAATACGATCTTTGGCGGATTTAACAATATCGTCATAATCCTCTTTGGTGTAGACTTTTCTGCCTTCGGTAATATTGGTAGCTTCTCCCCTAGCCGTCATAGCCTCTCTATTGGCATTAGCTTTAGCTATGGACAGTTCCTTTAAATCCCGAAAGCTAACCTGCATTTCGGGGTCTTCGTCCATTCGTTCACGGACTTTTTCAATTAAATCTTCCTCAAGGCTACTTAGGCTCATGTAGTTCTTAGCGGACAGCCTACCGCTCAATTCGCGGAATTTACCCAAAGCGTCAGCGTAATCAGTTAATACACTAATGACTGTTGCTCTAGAAAATCCATATTTCTTAACAATCTTAGTCTGCGAACTACCCATACTAAATAGATAAAGTATTTCTGCCACCTTTTCAGGGGCATGGCGACTTAGGCTTTTAATCTGGATGCTCTCCTTGTCGGAGGACACCTTTTGTATCTGCTCGGAAATTTGCTTCATAAGCAATTCCTTGTCTGATTCTGGTATCACAAACCCAGCATTAGCACAATTAATACATTTGTCAAGTTAAAAAAAACATACACATTTGCTTGACAACCGATTTTTAACTGTATACCTTAAGGATATCAAGCCTTAAGGAAGTCCCTAAGGAAGTAAAAAAGTCAATAAAATGGTATATGTAACCATGACTAGGCTACCTTAAGGTATACAGGGACACGTTGGTAGGTTTATTTTGTGGGGAAACCGCCCTATGAGTAGCACTTTTTTTTGAGACCTACTTAATATATAAGCATTGTAAAAAAAAAAATGATCTCAACCCCCCCCGCCCCCTATAACTGGCTACCCTATGGGCAAAAACTGGCTACCCCATTGACGGGGCTATTTTAGCGGGAAAGGGCAACCCATTACGGGGGGAAGAAAAGGGGGCTTATGTAGTTGACTCAATAACTGGCTACCCTATATTGAGAGCGAGCCTAGGCACAACGCCGAAGCCATAACTAAACGAAAGCAAAGAAAATGAATAACGAAACAGCACAAGAAATAGCGTTCACAATGAAGCCTAAGACGATCGGGCTAGAGATTGAATGCTACATACCCGAAGATAGAGAGAGTCTAATCAACAGAGAGTTGAATGCGGTCGTGCCCTATCAACGGGAAAACTGGAATACATCAACCCGCCGTCACTGGAAAGGCATTACTGACTGCTCACTCAATAGCAACGCCCCACGGGGTTATGTAGGGCGTGAATATGTTAGCCCGCCATTGCAACCCGCTCAACTATTCAAGCAACTGTTCAAGGTGTTGGAAGTGCTAGAACGCAACGGCGTAAAGGTAAAGAAAACATGCGGGCTTCATGTGCATTGTGACGCTAAAGGCTACACGCCTAAGCGTTTGCAGTATGTAGTAAATCACGCCGTTAAGAGCGAGCAAGCCATTGATAAGATGCTTGCCCCATCACGGCGGGGCGATTCGCCCTATTCCCGCTCAATGCGTTCTATGTTAAACACGGCGATTTGCCAAGATTCGGGGCGGGTTAGAACGGGGGGAGAGTTTCGCTACCGTAATGTCAACTTGACGGCGTTTGCCAAGCACGGCACTATTGAATTCCGCCAGCATCAGGGCAGTCTAGACTTCGGCAAAATCGTTTGTTGGATTGCTTTATGCCAAGCTACGACCGAAAGATGTAGATTAAAGATTCCCCGCACGGAATCATATCAAAATCCAATGCACAACGTGCTTATTGCTCTAAAGGTAGCAACGGCGAACATTGACGGCACAATCAAACCAGTGCACGCCGAATTCCGCCCCGTTATTCAACATGTAATAGAACGCATGCATCACTTCGGATTCGGGAATGATGCCCCCGTATTGCAATCCGTTTTACGCACGGCGTGACGGGTAGCCGTTAACGAAAGCCCCGCTTCGGCGGGGTTTTTTTGTGCCCTGTTGCTAGGGGGTAGCCGTTTCTAGGGGTAGGGCTAGGGGGGAATGATCCGCGGGGCTTCCAGGGGGCTTTCTGTGGATTCTAGGGGGGTAGCCACTTTTCGGGGATGGCTGGCGTGCTGGCTGTCTAGGGGGTAGCCACTTTTTGAGCCGAACGAGAAATGGGGGTAGCCACTTTTGCAAGTCACTGCACTGTATCTATTAATGAAATAAAAAATGCAAAAAACATTTGACACATATAAAGAGATAGTTTTTATTGATAACAGATAAGCGGAATAACTGCCTGTCACATAACCAAAAAAGAAAGATACAAAATGCGAAAGATTACTAAAGAAATAGCAAATGCACTGTTCGCCCGCCAAGATGTAAACAAGGGCAACACCGCAACGATCAACGGCGAGGTTTTCCTTCACGGTAACAAGATTGCCAAGATAGAAGACGGAGCCTTACTGATGACTTTGGCTGGATGGAATACGCCAACAACACGGGAACGCTTAAACGGAATTGCCGATGTATTCGGAGCTAAGAAAAGATACAGCCAGAAGAACTGGGAGCCTTACCTCGGGGACGAAGCTATTGACGAGGACGCTTGGCAACATATAACTGACTTAGCATAACAACACAAACAAAACGAAAGGAAACAAAATGTGTATAATCATACATAAACCAGAAGGCAAAAGAATTCCCCGAAACATAATAGAGCGGGCAAAGGTAATTAACCCGCACGGCTTCGGGGTAACCTACTTAGACAGCGGGAAGACTCGCAGAACCCTTGACTATACAAGTGTCAACAGGATTCTAAACACGAACCGACCAATCGTTGCTCACTTTAGATTTGCGACCGTTGGAGCCGTTGACATGAACAACGTTCATCCATTCAACGTGGACAACCGCACAGTTATATATAGTAACGGCACGGTTGACGGCTACGGATCAGACACACAGAGCGACGTTGCGGATATCGCTGACAATGTATTGCCAAGAATACAGCCGAACCAATGAAAGAAATTCTTAGAGCTAACCGAAACCCGATTTGCTCTTATAGATACTTTGACGGGTAGGGTCTCCAAGTTCGGAGAATGGCATAGACGGGACGGCATCTTTTATTCCAAAGCCAACTGCTTCCCCGAAGACAGGAAACGCAGGGTAGCCGTTTATGGAACCCTGAAGGCTGGCTACTCAAACCACCGCTTGCTAGAGACTTCCGAGTTCATAGGGACAGGCAAAACAAAAAGTGCCTACCCACTTGAGGTTGAGGGGCTACCCTATTTGCACGACATGGAGGGCGAAGGCGAGCAAGTAACCTTGGAGGTTTACGACGTAACCCCCGAAACCTTCCAGCAGTTGGACTGCCTAGAGGGCAACCCTGACTTCTACAAACGCCAAGTGATCCCCGTATCAATGCACGACTGGAGCACGACTTATGCTTGGGTCTACTTCATCCAAAACCGAGAGCTTGGCTATGACGCGGAGCTTTGGGACACTTACCGAGGGCACGAGAGAGACAGGACTTACGTGCTTAAGTAAACACGAGAGGGCATCCAGTTTTGGGTGTCCTTTTTTGTGCCCGAATTGAAGGGAGGGGGTAGCCAGTTTTGTATCCGCAGTTTGGTTGCGGGGGTAGCCACTTTTGCATTATGTTGTTATTCATATATTTATGAAGAAAAAACTTGCAGGGCATGGATCTTTGTGCAAGATGCAGAACATGGACTACAAAAGAACATTGAAAGAATACAAGAAATACCAAGCAGAACGCACGAAAAGGTGCGGGGTGCTTTTGAAGGCTTTGGAGTATATACCAGAGCCGACTGATGAACAAATGCAAAGGGCTTACGAACGCTTAAACAAGCGAGAGAGGGTATTTGCAAAGGAACCGCAAGCAATCATAAACCTTGAGTGTTTGATTGAATACTTACAGGAAGCCATAGAACCAAACGACCAGCAATAGACGATGAATAAAAGAAACAGAACAGTCAGCGAGGAATTCTACTTGGACGACCTTGAATTAAGACCAGATAGGTTTTTTAATATTGAAGGAACGGTAACTTATGAGTTTGAAAACTGCGAGTGCACTTCTGAGTGCGGCAATCAATCCGTGACGGAGCGATGGGTGCAGTGCGGCATAGGGGACTTTCAAGTTGACCGCTTGGGCTACTACGTGGGCACGGATGGCGTTGAAACCATACGGATACCCGTTGACGCATTAAGCGAGGAGGACAACGAAATAATAAAGGAAGCCCTCTTACAGTATGAACCTTAAGGATACCGACCTTAAGGATACCGACCTTAAGGAACATACTTTTTTTATAAAAACTTAGAACCTTAACGAACCAATTCCTTAAGGAATACAAGGGGGCTACCCCTTGTCAAGCATAAAAAAATAAAACTAAAATAAAATGGAAATACAAATAACATGGTGCACGGAGGACGTGCTGGACACAGCGAAACAAATGGAGGTGAAACTCACGGAGGAGGAAGCCAACGATGTTTTGTTTACGATAGAAGCGAACCACGATGCTAATTTTGGCATTACTTGGGATAACATTGAATGGGCGATACAAGACCTAGTTTCACAAAAGGAGAACGAAAAAAATGAAGATATACAAAATTAACGTCTTAACGCAAAAGATAGAAGAACTAGATGCCCCGACCAAGGAAAGCGATGGGGGCATTGACATACAATTCATAGCCGACGAAATCGGTTGTGACTTTTTTGATGTTGTGCGAATCGGTGACGGCGATTGCATTTACGTTGACGACATGGGACTTTGTAGGGATGGGGTGCAGGGTGCTTTCAACTTTGATGGCTACGAGCAACCCTTGGTGGGCAATGGTCTAGTTATAGGATCAAACTGGGAGGGTGAATCCACGGAACCCGTCATTAGTAAAAAAGACTTGACAGCGTTGATCAAATTCGGTTGCGTTGTCCTTGAAGGCGAACCAGCCCGAAAACATAATAACTAAAACAAAGGAAAAAAATGGAAAAGAACATTAAAATATACACTTACCCCGATGTTCCGAAGGACGGGATAGCGGACGATGAGATTGTATTAAAGCTTACCCCTTGGGGGTCTTTTACGGATTGCTACGCTATTGACCTTTGCGAAGGCAATCAATATTCCCTACGCATAAAAACGGGGGTAGCCCCTAGATCACATTCCGAGCTGTTTGATTATTTTGCAAAGATGCGTCTCAGCCTTGACTGGGCACAGGATGTTGACGGCAAAGATGAAGGCGTTGAGATTTGGGGGAACTCTACCTTGCTTGTCACTTACCCCTATCACATAGATGAAATCACTACTCTCTCTGAAGCCATTAACTACTTAATGGATATGGAGGAACTATAATGCCCGAAGTGGATTTTGAATCGGGCTACAACAGGGCTGACCTATCCACATACAGAAAGTGGGTAGGTGCTCCGTGCTGGAAAGAGGGCTTTGCTCGGGAGGCTGAATTCGGCGATTTATTAAAAGGCATCTATGAGGATGTAAAAGAGGCTACCCTACCCCAACAATACAAGCACATTGATTGGGTATGCAGTGCGGGGACTATTGACGTTAAAGCGATGAAAAGCGTTAGCCGACACGGAGCTAAAAGCCCGTCCACCATTTGGATAGAGTTTAAAAACACTTGCGGGGATCACGGGTGGATATATGGGGAGCAAGACTTTATAGCGTTTGAGCAGGTGGATCACTACGTGATGGTGCGGAGGCGGGACTTAGCCGAACTGTCGGATATGTTGTGCGACAAGGAGGACTACGTGCAATCCGCAAGGGAAGCTCTTTACAAAGTGTATAACCGCAAAAATACTAGGGACTTAATTTCAATGATAAAGACCAACGACCTACTAACCCTACAACATAGAAAGATTAAAAAATAATGTCTCATTTTTATAACTGCAAAGAAGAACCAACCTTTGAGCCAGAAGTGGCTACCCCCCATCAGGCAAAACAAAAGGGGGCAAAAGTTTACCCGTCAGTTACTACTGTCTTGGGAATTGTTAAAGATCAATTCTTGGACTCTATTTATAAGCCCCGAATGATGTATGAACTCACCATGCAGAGGGCGGGGAACTCATGGCAGGAGATTGAGAGGCTTACCTACGGGACTAGAACTCATCCAACTACAGAAGAACAGATACCAAGCTCGGAATTCGGAACGGCGGTGCATGAAACCATTGAGGATATGATTAACTCATTGATATATGACCAAAAAAGGGAGTGCCCACATAACTATGATTACGATGAATGGGCTACCCCCTTTTACGAATGGGTGCTGGAAAACAACATCAAGCCATTAGCTTGTGAAAAAGTGGTATCTAACAATTTTTTTAAGATCGCTGGATCGGTTGACTTCATTGGACACGACGAGGGGGGTAGCCTGTTTTTAGCGGATTACAAATGCCGAACCAATACAAAAGGAAAAGCAAAGACATACGCTAAGGATTGCGAGCAACTCGCTATTGAGTCATGGATGCTAATGAAGCATCATAAGCTGGACTATTTACCCAAGTGCATCAGCGTTATCATTGACTGCGATACGAGGGAACATCATCACAGAACTTGGAGCGAAGCGGAGGTAAAGTGGGGTATGAAAAACGCAAAACTGGCTAGTAAAATATACTGGTCAAAACGAATGAAGCCAGTCATAAAATAATGAACAAATATCTAATAACTTATAAACGTAACGATATGCCAGAAGGATATGTAGGAGCCACAACTAAGTGGTCAAACAGTGAAAAGGATGCCTTGAAGCTAATGCTTTCAACGATGCCCAAGAAAGATTCAAAAGCCGTAGTATTCAAACGAGGCGGGGGTGGTGAAATTCTCTCAGTTAAGGAGGTTCCCAATGTCATTTAAGGGACTAGGAGGATTTTTGGCATGGGCTGAGGATCGCATCGCTCAAGAACACGCACAACATCTTTTGATGGAAAAAAGTCTTGAGAAGGAGGAATTTTTAGATCACTTCCGCGAAAACAGGGAGGACATGGTGGACGAGGTAAACTTTTTGAGGTCAAAAGGCTATACCATTGAAAACGCCTGCAAGGAAGTCGGCATTTCTAGGACATCTTATTATAAACGAAACAAAAAACTTAAGGAGGCTGAAGTATGACATACTTACCGCAGGGAAAGATTAAAGCCTACCGAGAAAAGAACAAGCCAACTTGTTGCCCCATCTTGTGCACCAAGGGTGACGATTGGGTTGTTGACCACGACCATCAGACTGGAATGGTTCGGGGCGTAATATCCCGACAAGCTAATAGCCTGATTGGAAAAATAGAAAATTTTTATTTAGGAATGTGCAAGGGGGACAAAGAGTTTCTTCCCGTTACTCTTGAAGCAATCTCCGCTTACCTTGAACAAAGGGATGAGGGAATACTTCATTACGCTGGTCTTAATCAACTGAGAAATAAATTTAAAAATAAGTTGACAAGTGCCGAGCAAACCCAAACTCTCAAGGACATGAATGCTACTCAGGACGAACTTGATAAGTGTTCTAATCAAAAACAAAGGGCGGAACTATTCCGCAAACTAACGAAAGAAAAATATGAGCGAAGAAAGTAAAAAGGCTAATAACATACGCCAAAAGTTACAGTGGATACAATCCTCTTTGAAAGCTCCTAAGGGGCAAACCAATAAGTTCGGTGGATACAATTACCGAAGTGCTGAAGATATACTTAATGCAGTCAAACCCTTGCTTAATGTTTGGGACTGCTCGCTAGTGGTGAACGACGAGATCGTTGAAATTGCTGGTCGTGTCTATGTTAAATCCTCAGCCTCAATTGCTGATAGTGACAACGAACAGATTATTACCGCACAGGCATTTGCCCGTGAAGCCGAATCTAAAAAAGGAATGGACGAAGCTCAGATTACTGGCTCCGCTAGTTCCTACGCTCGCAAGTATGCGTTGAATGGTCTATTCGCCATTGACGATACTAAGGACGCTGATGCAACTAACACGCACGGCAAGGACTCACCCAAGAAAACAACCGCACAAAGTGTGCAGTCGTTCTAACAACAAAAACCGAACTAATATGTCAAATACATACATGAACTCTGGTGGTCTTTTCATTAACGACCGCAAGGAAAAGGAAAACCATCCCGATTATAACGGCAAGATCACGGTGGACAAAGCTGGACTCTACTACATTAAGGGTTGGAAGCGTTCAACTAAGAACGGTCAACCGATGCTAAGTCTTGCTTGTGACTACGCACCAGAAGATCGTCAACCTGAGGAACTCCAAGGAAACGCAACTGCGAACATTTCTGTTCCCCGTGAGCCTTCAGTTCCTACTAACGACGAAGCACCGTTCTAAGAATGAAACCCGATTCATTAGAGATCAAAAGCTTTGACAAACAATGGTGGAGCGAGTTCCGACAACAGGAAGTTGACGCGATACTTGCCCTAACCGCAAAGAAGAACGCTGATTATACTGGCGGTAACTCTTGCAACAATCCGTTTGCCAACTTTGATCAGTCGGTGGAATTCGGGGTAGCCCCCCTGACGGGAATCTGCATTCGCATGCAAGATAAATTTCAGCGAGCCAAAGCCTTGTGTGCCGATGGAACCCTAGCGGTTGAGTCAATCGGCGACCAAGAAAAAGATATATTCCGCGACCTCATCGGGTATTCTTTAATTGCTCTGGGTATGCTTGAAAGAGGGAAGTAACAATACAGGAACCCCTGCCTTGACTTTTGTTGAGGCGGGGGCTTTTTTGTCTAATAACGATAACCAAAAAAGAAATATGATAAGCCAAACAAGGGACGATCCGCACAATGCGGAAGCCGAAGAAAAAGTAATTGGAACCATTCTAAATGAGGGTGCTGAGTATTATGACCAAATCAGTCAGACGGTTGCGTCCGATGATTTTTACTTATCCAGATGCCGATTGGTATTTGGCTCCATTAAATCAATTTGCGACAAAGATGAACCGCTTAACGAGGTAACCGTTCTAGAGCAGATAAAATCAGTTGGGGGCACTGAGTTGCTGGGAGGAGTCATTGGATTGATGACTTTAATGGACAAGCACACAAGCCCCATAGATTTTAAAATGTGTGCAAACACGGTAGCGGAGAAGTCACGGCTTCGGAATGTTATTAGGTCTTGCAGGATAGCTAGGGAGAAAGCCGAAGAAGAGGCTACCCCCGCTCACGAGATCAAGTCAGAGCTGGAGGTGGACTTGAACGCTGATATACGGGTAGATGTTAATGACTTGGACTTGTCCTCCGCAACTTCCCTGATTAACGAGGAGCTGGATGCTATTGTCCGAGGTGACTTCGTTAGGGATGTCGTGACTACTGACATAGGTAGACTTGATGTCCTTCTTGGTAGCAATGGTATTGCGGCGGGAGAAGTCGTAGTAATCGCCGCCCCCACTTCCTGCGGTAAGTCCGCCTTGGCTTTGAACATAGCACTGAACGCCGCGAAGAAACAGGGAAAGGGGGTAGCCTATTTTTCATTTGAGATGCCCAAGAAACAGCTTACGCAACGTATGGGACAAACTTTGTCTGGCATAAACTATAAGACGGTCAACGATAGTGCAATCGGTGCTGAGAGGGCTGAGAAACTTAAGAAAGCCAACGAGGAGCTTGAGGGTCTACCCTTCTATACTTCGCACTTTGTTCGCGGTGCTGAGGACTTAGCGGGTCAAGCTCGGAACATGGTGAAGAAGATGGGCGTTAAGCTACTGGTCGTTGATTATCTGCAACTAATTCCGTATAACTCCAAGACGATGGGGAAGAATGAAGGCATTGCTAATATATCTCACAGGATCAAACAACTAGCCCTAGAACTAAATGTAGGCGTATTACTACTGGCTCAAGTGAACCGAGAAGGAGCTAAGCGGGAGGGAGGTCTACAACTCTACGATCTAAAGGATTCTGGGGACATTGAGAACGACGCTGACGTTGTTTTACTGATGTATCCATCCAATCAAGGCGAACCAGAACTTTCTCGCAGGATAGACGGCAAGGGTGCTTACACCGAAATAATTTATAAGTTAGCCAAGAACAGGGAGGGCGAACGGGACATTGGATGTATGTTTAAATTCTACCACTGCATAGGGAGGTTTGCTTAAAAAGTGGCTACCCCCTTTTTGGATTTTGTTCGCAAAAACTTGACTAATGAAAAATTCTTGACAACCTAAAATTATTCTAAAGGGAAGCTGTATAGGCAACTACCAGCAGAGAGTTCGTTTCTTTTCTCTCCGTTTAAACCCTTGGAAGCCCTGCCCCTTTCGGGGGTGGGGTTTTTTATTGCATTCCCATGTTGGGACTTCTGCTGTAGCTGGGAGGCGGGGGTGGTGGAAGTTCACCGTTGAAGTTCTGCATCACGGGGGGTGCATATTCTTCAGTGCCCATTTGAACGCCCTTCTTCATGGCGGCATCTTGAAGCAATCCATAAGTCTCGTCTAGCCATAGACGGAAATCGGGGTCAATGTCCGCTTCATTAACCAAATCAGCAAAGTTTCCGACCAAGAAGAAACTTCTTAATGTAGCCTCATTGAGCCTATCAAAATCCTCGGCGGACACCATTTTTTTCCAATCAATTGGGTTTTTAATTTGATTCCAAATCAAAAGTTTAGTCACTCTGTCAGCGGTAAAACCGTAGACATTAGGGAAAAATGCAGAAAGTCTACCACCTCCGCTTACATTGAATCTAGGGGCAAGCGGGTCACGCTTTGTTTGTAAAGTAGCGGACGTACGATCCATACCCCTGTTGAGTCCAACAAAATTTTCGTATTTGTCGTCTCCCAAAAGTTTCCGAAGATTAGTTTCGTTTCTTCCAAGTTCCCTCTCCATCAACTGGGGGTTCCAAAGTTGCCCGAAATTACTATCTAGTTGAGCAAAATCGGTTTTACGACCTGCTTTGTTTGTCATTGATTGAAGGACTGCAAGCCGTAGGGCATGGTCAGATCCGTCTCCCTTGTCAATGAATCTTTGCAATATGTTATCAAAATCCGTAGGGTTTTTTAGATTAATTATAAAATCCGCAAAGGTTTCTATTGTTGCCGATCCTTCTGGCAGGGGCACTTGACCTTTACCCATAAGTTTAAAGAAATTATCATTAAGCAAATCCGCTAACTCATCCGTAAGGCGGGTTTCTTCTATGCCCAATTCCGTCAGTTCTTTAGTTGTTTTGCTTGTGGATTCCGACATTATTTCATCAACCGTCTGTCTTGTAAGACCTTCAACAAAACCTTTTTCTGTTTTGGCAAATGTGGCAATATCTTGTAGAACTTTCCAGCGTTGGTTTATACCGTCAACATTCATTTCCCACAGTGTAGATACCATTGCCCTATCATCCTTGGTAAACTTTAAAGCTGATACTGGTATATCTTGACCGCCAACAATGCCTTTATCAACAAGCCACATTTCACGCAACAGTTTACGGTTCTCCAAAGTGTCGCCCGAAGCCCTTAAAAACGCTCTGGCTTTTGCTGGAGTGCTTAAAGCATCTTGTATTAACTCCATGCCGCCGATTGTAAACATTTCTAACTTGGGCAAAGCCTCCTCAAAGGGTTGTCCAGCTTTGGCTAACTTAATTGCTTCGCCATAGTTTTGACCTTTTGGAGCAGTAATATGTTTTTTAATTACATTTTCCCGAAGCGGTTGAATTTCCATTTTGAATGCGGTATTGGCATTTTCAAACATTTCTTTTCCAGCAACAGGAGTTGTGCCAAGTTCTAAAACAGCATCCCGTTGAGCCTCTAAATCTTTACTTAGTTGCCTATAAACCGATTGATTAGGATTAACGTCAGTAGCGTTGTATCCAGCTTTTTGCCGTGTTTGCTGTATTAATTCGTTTAACTGACGGAAACTCATTGGTTCAGTTAAAACATCATCCAGAGTGTTTACAGCCCTACCAGAAGCAGTCCTTCCAGTAGGAGCAAGCGTAGCAATAACTTCATCGTCCGCATCCAGAATAGCACGATTTTTTTGTTTGTTTAAAATACCTGCAATTTTTTGATTTGGAAGAGTGACATTACTGAGCAAATTATAAGCATCGTCATACATATTAGACACGCGAGCCTCAGTGTTAACATAATGATCCATCATTTGACGTTTGTATTGCATACTTAATGCTTCTGGATCTACATCTCTTCCCGCAATGTTCCTTGTCCGTCGGTTTAATTCTTTTTGAAATACTTTCTTTGCTTTTTTCTGAGCTTCTTTTGTTACTGCGGTTTCGGTAGCTGTTTCTACGCCAGCCTTTTTAATTATCAATTGATCTAACGCATCTCTTAATAATTTTTCATCTGCATCAAATTGTTCACTCATGTTAAGGATGGATCTGCTAAGGATAGAATCCACAGTTTCCTCACTCATTTCTTCTCCAAACAAAGATTGAATCTTTCCGCTAATTGCGGTTCTAATTTCTGCGTTCCATTGAGCACCCAAAGAATTAGGAAACTTACCCGATATATCTGCTAATCTGTTTATAGAACTTATACCGCCCTGTTGCATACGAATTGGATCCATGTCCAATTGTTTCATAACAGCATTAATTTCTCTAACCGCTAAGTCAGCGTTAGCTCTTCCTATGCGACTAGCAAAACCTATTTTGCCAATAGCGGGGATAGCCAATTCAAGACCCATATTTAAATATGCCTCTTGTCTCCTTCTTTTAATAAATCCATCGCCAATGTCTTCAGGGATTCCTAAAGCTTTTCTTGCAATAGCATCTTGACTGCTTCCTACTGCAAATTCCGTTGCGGTTGAAGCTGATGCTCCAGCTACTACACCACCAACTGGAGTGCTTACTAAAGTTCCTGCGGCAAAAGCTTTTAACCCAGCAACAATACTAGCACCTATTGGAATAATTTCTGATTGTATTTCTGTAAAGTCAGCTAGTTCTACGGTCATAGAATCAAAAAGCCGCCATTTTTCATCTGATGGATCTTTGTATACAAGTGCTTCTGTTCCTTTTATAGAAACTGGTCGCACATTTTCTTTTCCAAATTTTTCAGATAAATACCAAGCTTTAGATCCTAAAGAACGCAAGTAGGACATTTTATTGCGGAGTCCCGCTGGAGCACCCTTATCATAAACAAAATCGCTTTGAGGAATTGTTAAATAATCACTTATATTTTGAGTGTAAAATTTCTTTTTCTCTGCTCTTTTATCATATTTTCCCTGGAACGCTAATGTATTTTGTTCCTGGGTCATTTTATAACCTAGAGATAAATTTGTAGTAGCATTGTTTACATTGACTTCCAATGCCTCCATTGCGTCTTCTTCCGTAGGAGTTCTTCCTGCATCAAATTGAAAACGATAGCCATTATCTGTACTAACTTCGTATGTTGTCATATTTGATTATTTTTTGTTTACCGCTCTAATGTTATTTATTCTTAAACCGCTTTGTGTTTTTAAATACATGGAGTCACCAACTGATTGTTGCAAGCGGTTAATTTCAGATGTAGCAACTGCCGAAGGGCTAGGTCCCTTATATTCTATTCCGCTTTGTAAAGCAGTTAATTCTTCCATTTTTGCATCGTAAATCCTTATTAAAACTGAGTTAGCTAATTCTAGCCTTTGTATGTTTGCCGCATAACCAGCCTCTCCTGTTAGTTGAGGATTGTATGCCGCCGACACTAAACGATTAGCTTCATCCTTAGAAAATTGACCACCCAAAATAGCTTTTAATGATAAGAAAACAACAGACCGCACGTTGTCTACTGCGTCTTGACCAGATGGATTCATTGCCCCACGCACTGACTCACGCAAACCAGCAATGTCTGGAACAAATTCTGAGATTCCTCCAATGTCAATAGTGCGAGTTTTTAAACCATTAATCACAGTATTGTATTTTTGCATACTTGCCTCTGCTACAATTCTATCAGTCTGTGCCCAATTTACAATTTCGTCTTCACGGGCTACATCAGCTTCACCTCTTGCTTTTGCTTTAGATGACATATAAATTTGATCGTAAGTTTCCGCAGGATTGTAAGAAGAGCCAACCATGTATCCCTCTTTACCTGTTTTTGGATCAACAAATGGGCGTATGTCATATTCCATGCCCGTTCTATCCTTTAACGCTTTTAGTTCATTGGGAAGCATGAACATTTCTTTAGCACCAGAACCAGCTAGCTGTTGAGCACCAACTTGATACATGATGTCACCACCTACATTTTTAGGCGTTACTCCAAAATTACCACCACTTCCTTGCCCAGATTGGAATTGTTCTAAACCTTGTGCATCAAACAACAAGGGTTGCGGTTGATTTGCTTTATTTTGTTGTTCTAAAAGATCGGCTTGTGCTTTCACGCCTGCGGTGTTAGCGGCTGATTTTTTTTGATACTCAGCCAGATCTAAAACTTGTTGATTTTGAATTTGTTCAGCACTTGAACCGAGGTAGTTAGCTAACAAAGCAGTAGAATTAAGATTACCTCCACCCTTTTCGTAACTTTTTAAAGCTTGTGTAACTGCCTTAGGAGCAACACCAGAATCTATTTGTTTCATTAGCTCTGGATTGCTATTTAACAAACCAGCAATTTTTCCCGTGTTTTGCTGGTTGAGCAAGCGATTTTTTTCTGCTTCTTGCAACCCGTCGCGTACACGGTCATTTTTAGCCTGTGAAGCTTGAAGCTCCATTTGTGACCCAAGAGCTTGGTACTGCGACAGTGTGTCGTAGTTAATGCTTGATATAGGACTAAAATTTTGGGCGGCTACGCCAGTTGCCATTCTTGCCATAATATTTTTTTAAGTTGTTTAAGGAAAAGTAATACCACCAAAACTTGTTGGAGCTTCATATCTGCTATTTACCCAAGTGCTTGAAGGAACATTAAAACTAGAACCAGGAACAAATGTTTGAGCAGAAGGAGTTGATCTGCTTCCTCCAGTAAGGAAATTCGTAATTCCACTGACTGCCTGAGAGCCATAGTTAAGAAGACTGCGACCCGCATCCATAGTATTACTTATCGTGTCAGGAATATTCCCTATTACTCCCATTGTTGCATTTGCAATGTTTAAAGTTTGTTGAATTTCTAAGATAGTATTAGCAAATCTTTCGGCGGAAGTTAAATCACCACTAGCTTCAGCGGCGGCTTGTGATTGTTGAAGTTGTGCAATCTGTGCTTCTGCCTTTTGTATGTTTTGCTGTTGTGCGTAAGAATTAACCCCTGCGGAAATTGCGTCACCAATACCCATAGGTGGAACAACCTGCCCAACTCCAGTTCCATAAGGCGAACCTCCCGTGCCAAGAAGCATTCCAGGAATATCTCCCGTAATATTTCTAGACATATTGTAACCAAGGCTTCCAGCTTGTTGTGCACGATTTTCTAAACCAGTTCTAAAGTCTTCTTCGGATCTTATAGTATTAGCAACTCGTGTAGAATCCAATGTCCTTCCGCTCATAGCGGCTATTTCAAAAGCTCTCTCTTCGGCATCCGTTTGTTCTTCAGCAGTTAAATCACCAGCCGCTCTTCGGTATAATCTATCGCTTAAGGCTTTTTGATCACCCAAAATGGACATTGAAGTAGGATCAAGACTCCGAATTGCATCGGCGTATTGCGTTCCGTAATCACCAATTAACTCAAGGTCGGAAGCTTTTTGTACATCGCGGAGTTCGTTAATTCCAGCTTGTTCGCCACGATTTAATTCAATTAAACGAGCGAGTTCATCCTGAGACACCCTGGAGGAATAACTGTCAACAAGAGCCATTAACTCCTCATTGTCCATGCCTAGACCTCTAAACCGTTCTGCGGCTTCTGCTCCAATTAAATATTTTGCCGTCTCATAGCCAATGTCATATTCATCGCCTAATCCTGGTGCTCCTGGTGTGGTTGTTTCTGGCATAGTTCCTGGGTTTGTTCCTGTTTCTGGCGTAGGATCTGGATTTATATTATCACCGCCGTCAATCTCTGGATTGGGCGGAAAGACTTCTGGGACGGGATTTATGCCACCCTCGCCACCGCCAACAGTTTCGCCACCGCCGCCGCCGCCAACGACATCACCGCCAGTGCCACCGCCATCGCCCACGATGCCGCTTATTGTATTATCAACTACCGTTAATATACCATCTGTAATGCTAAGGTCGCCGTTAATTAATTGAGATGTTAAAGTATTATCCCCCGCAAAATCAGCAAGATTTGATATAAATGTATCAAAGAGTCCATCATTATCTGTATCAAAATTAAAATTATCAGTTAAATCTGTAACTAAAGTATTGTCACCTCCAAGATTTACTTCTGGGGTTGGAGTGGTTAAATCCGTGACTAGGGTATTGTCACCTCCAAGATTTACTTCTGGGGTTGGACCAGTTAAATCTATACCGCTTACAAGATCATCTACAGTAGAGGAGCTACCGTTCCATCTTGTTCCAAATTCTCCAGTTATTGGATCAAAGGGAGGAATAGTATTGTAATTAACATCACTTTCATTTAACCATGCACTAATATCTGCAACGGTAGCGGTATGTGCATCAATGCCTCTTTCTTGAAGCCAATCAGATAGTTCTTGTCCAGAAGGAGCCAATGCGTCTCCTAATACATTAAGCAATGTGCCCGTAAAAGGAAAACCTCCCATTGCGGCGGCACCTAAGAAATTTAGACCCATAGTGGGCAAAGCCCCGCCCATGTAATATTGCTGGTAAAAACCCATGCTTTCCATGAGATTTCCAATACCCTCAAAGGGTTGAAGCAAAGTACCAAATCCGTCCGCAGTCAATGTAGTCAATTTGTTCCACAAGCTTGGTTCCTCCCCTAAGGCGGCTTCCCATTCGTCAAATTGCTCTTGAGTCATTATATACTCACCGCCTTGCCCAACATAAATGTTGTTAATTTGAGAAACTAATTCATTAAATTCATCGCCTAATCCGCCGTCTTCAGCTAAATCAATTGCCTTTTTAAAGAAATCTAAATCAGTGACATCATTGTCCGCAAGAAATCCTGGGGCTACATTTGGTCCTAATAGTTCAGTTACAAAATCAATTTGTTGCTGTTGAATGTTTTCAGTAGCAGGTAAAAGACCATAATTAACTTCACTAGCCATACCAAGGTCAGCCAGCAAATATTGTTTTAGATTAAAATTTTGACCTAAATAATCAGTAGGTAAATTTCCGTTTTGGAATAAATTATCCAAACCAGTCATTTTCTCCATGAAGTCTGGAGTAATTTCTTCTAGTAGATTTATAACATTTTCTGGAACTGCGGATTGAAATATATTGTTAATTAAAAATCCCATATTTGGAACATCTAACAAATCTGTATTAACAATTCCTTCTAATAAATTAACTGATAAAGCAAAAGCATCCAAACCCTGAAAACCATTTGCAGTTGCTATGTTTAATACTTTATTAATAAACTCATCGGATCTTGTTAATGGATCATCCTCCGAGGGTGACATATATTTATTTAACAAGTCACCAACACTTGTAGCGGCTTGTTGTCCCGCTTGGGTTCTTAAGAAGTCATTGTAATGTCTGCGAGTTCCTAAATATCGGGATGATATTTCTTGCAATTTATTCCAATCAATTGTGTGAGTCCCTGTATTAGTAGATGTGCCTGGTTCGGCACTACCACCACCACCCGTATTATCACCACCACCAGCACCACCAGCACCACCTGGATCATCAAGAACATTGCCAGGATCTATACTAGGATCAATGCCATTACCACCACCAGTTCCAACTGGACTAGTAGGATCAGCAACTGAATAGATTTCTGGAGTGATCTCTTGAACCACGCCATTAGCATCCGTATAACTTCCTCCAAGAGAAGGATCAACTTGACCATTGTATGTATTGTCAACTTCTCCATCCTTAGTGTACCAATAACCATCAGGATCGGGACGAACTCCGTTTTGGTTATATCCTTCAGCATCTAATCCAGCAGGATTAAATCCGTCAACATTAAATCCCTGTTCGTTGTATCCAGAAGCATTATATCCGTCAATGTTAAAACCATCACTATTATAACCCTGAATGTTATAACCATCAATGTTCAAACCGTTTTCGTTAAAACCGTATATGTTAAAACCTAATTCGTCTAGACCGTCTGAATTAAAACCAGCAGAATTAAATCCATCTAAATCGTAGCCATCGTCGTCCAAACCAAGATCATTAAACCCGTCTTTGTCGTATCCTAAATTGTCAAAACCAAGAATATTATATCCAGTGTTATCAAATCCTAAACTATCAAAACCTTCAAGATCGTAACCTAAATCGTCATAACCTTCAGGAGTATATCCTTCAGAATCAAAACCTGAGGCATTATATCCATTGCTATTAAAACCTAAGTTGTCGTATCCTTGTTTGTCATATCCTTCGGAATCATAACCAAAAGAATCGTACCCTTCAACATCATAACCTAATAAATCTCTTCCTTGCGGGTCGTATCCTTCGGAATCATAACCAAAAGAATCATAACCACTAGAGTTATAACCTAAATTATTAAATCCCTGGCTGTTATAACCATCAGCATTAAAACCACTAGAGTTAAATCCGTTGGAATTATATCCTAAATTGTCATAACCTTCAGAATTATATCCTTCGGGATTAAAACCTAAGGCATTATATCCATCGCTATTAAAACCGTCAGAATTATATCCACCTTGATTGTACCCGTCAGAATTATATCCGTCCGAATTATATCCATTTTTGTTATAACCATCAGCATTAAAACCATCGGCATTAAATCCGTCTTTATCAAATCCGTCGGAATTATATCCTAAACTGTTAAAGCCTTCGGAATTGTATCCAAGCCTGTCAAAATTGTTAACATTGTAACCATCAGCATTAAAACCGTCGGCATTGTATCCATCAGCATCAAAACCTTGGCGATTATATCCATCGCTATTAAAGCCGTTTTCTGCATAACCTTCGCGGTCATAACCTTCAGCATTAAAACCCTGAGCGTTATATCCATCCGAATCGTAACCATCGGGATTATAACCACCTTGGTTGTACCCGTCAATATTGTAACCGTCTGAATTAAAACCAGTTAAATTATATCCATCAGTATCAAAGCCATCGGAATTATATCCCATGTCATTGAGTCCCTGTTCGTTAAATCCTAAATTATCATAGCCATTGGAATTATATCCGTCTTCATTATATCCGTAAACATCATATCCGTCACGGTCATAACCTAATACATCGCGTCCCCCTTGATCGTATCCTTCAAGATCATAACCAAAAGAATCAAAACCACCTGCATTATAACCTTCAAGATTGAAACCTAATTCGTTAAAACCCGATTCGTTAAATCCATCAGTATTAAAACCACCTGAGTTGAAACCACCTTGGTTAAAACCATCGGCATTAAATCCTAAACGGTCTAAACCATTTATATCATATCCGTCCTCATTATATCCAGTGTTGTCAAAACCCGCACGATCATAACCTAAGGCATCGCGTCCTCCTCCATCGTATCCATCGCGATCATAACCCAGAAAATCACGTCCATCTAAATCGTATCCATTAACATCACGATTATTAACGTCAAGACCTTGTATATCAAATCCACTAATATCATATCCTTGAACATCGTATCCCTCTTCATCACGCCAAATTTCACCACTAGCGTCTAATCCATTTTGATTGTATCCTTCGTAATGAAAACCATCTCTATCATACCCTGCATTGTCATGTCCTTGTCTGTTATAACCGTTTTGGTCGTATCCATTTTCACCATAAATACTTCCGTCATATCCAATACTTAAAGTAGTCCAATCATTTCCTAATCTCCAATTTTCTATGTGTTGATCTATAAAACCATTGTAAAATCTGCTGTATTGACCAGAAAGAGCACTAGGATCTGTTTCAAAACTTAATTGGTTTGCATCAAATCCGCTAGCATTTCCTGGAGTAAAATTAGTAACATCGCCAAAATCAACATTAAAGGTAGAGCCATCAGGATAACTAATAATTGTGCCATCGCGAGATATAGTTTCTCCAGCTTGATTTAAGACTTGAGGAAAATATTTAGACGAATTTAAAAATTCTTGATAACTATTACTATCAAGATTTTCTCCTACAAAACCTGCAAAAACACCATCTTCACCCATTCCTTCAGGACGCTGGGCAACATTTCTATTATACATCCTTAAGTAGTCAAAAGAACCAACAAAATTTTGAATACGAGAAGCAAATTCGTTTTCCGTACCTATAGCATCTTCGCTGGCAGGAGGAAGTTCATATGTTTTTCCATTTGGAGCAAGCCATGTATTAGCCGCAAAAGAATTAGGATCGGTTTGATGATGATCTTTTATACCGTCATAGACTGTTTGTATAAACTGCTTACCTTCTCCTTGAATCAAAGCACGCATAAGCGTGCCATCCATTACGTTTTGTCGTTTTTTCTGAATAGGAGGAAGTTTGTTTTGCCTCCAGGACGAGCCTTCCATTGCGTCAGGATGGCGAAATACGCTATAAATTGAACTGTCATTATCGGAATAATCAACCTCATCACTACCATCGCTGTAAGATTGAAGAGTGTAGCCATTGTAAAAACTATCTTGAGAAAAGAAATCCCCAAAATAACCAAAATCAACGTAATTACCAAAACCATCGTTATTGCCATAAACCATGAATTCGTCCATAACGTAATCAACTCCGTCATAAAAACTACCATCACCCGCATAACCTGTCTTATAACCGTTACCGCCGTACCCGTAATAACCGCCGTAGCCACCGCCCCCGCCGTAAGTTGTATAATTACTACTTGTATAACCCATTTTATTTTTTGTATCTTTGGTAAAATTCTATATCTTCAAAAAAATGCTCCTGCAAATAATCTTTTATTTTAGCACATGAGTCCACCCATTCTTCCACCGAAGGTTTTATATTTCTTGTCTTATTTGGGAATCCTCCTTTTTCTTTAAATCTTGGATAAACCGACAATGGATTAAATCCTATTTCTTTGATCATTCTAGAAGCCTCAAAAGCCCAATTGTCAAACAAAAGTGGTTCCGCGATTTGTTTTCCTTCAAAATAAAAATAATCTTTTTGGGGTCTAAACAAAATATTACGATGTTTTTTAAGTTCTTTTAAGGTAAACTCCTGGAATGATTCAATTGTAATAGGTCTGTTTTGTTTTTTAAACATACTTGCACAACCCTGATGAAATACAAAAGAACTTAAGTATCTTTTTATTGGATCACGCATAAAACCATAATGTTTATATTCTAAAACTTGTTCTTTAGAAATTAAATTTAATTTTGAAAAATAAGGAACCTCAAACCAATCATCTAGAGTATTATGTTCCATGAAAATTATCCATTTTCTTTTCCACTTTTTTAATGCTTTTTCTTGTTCACTAAATTCTAAATTATTTTTTGTTTTTTTCTCTATTATATCTAGTATAAGAGCGTGTTTTCGGCATTGTTCTTTTGCTGTTTCAGGAATGTTTTGAATTGGCAAAAAAGCATCTTCTGTTTCAGAACAAATATCATTTTCATGAACAGCTCCACAAAAACGAACAGAAGCCTCTAAACTAGTACTTCCAGTTTTAGGAACCCTTAATACTGTAAATTTATTTTTATGAGATATAATCATTATCTCACAAAATATATAAATTATAATTCAATCAAGAATTAAGTTACGGTTCCTAAAGAAACACTTTTAATTGTACCAGCGTCGTTAAAATATAAAGTAAAATCGTCGCCATCTCTTTGTATAGTAAACATACTTCTTCCTAATTCTCCAATGTCTTCATTTCCAGGGGTAGAATTATCGGAGGGAGCAGTAGCACTGTTTTCGCACGTTAAAGCTACACCTCCGTCTTTAGTAATTTTTACGGCAGAGTCTCTGACTGAGCTAGTTGACCATACACCAACTTCAACACTATACGGAGACGATATTGCAACATCAGATCCAAAAGCATGAGATTCTGTACCGCTAACACTGCAACTTGACCCAATCGCAGATGAGTTACTTGAGGTTGCAGAATTACCGTAACCCAATGCAATAGTACGGTTTGAAGATGCACTATTATTGTCTCCAATTGCAACAGAACTTTCACCTGAGGCACCATTATTGTCTCCAATTGCAACGGAACTTTGACCTGAGGCACTATTATTATATCCAAAAGTAGAAGAATACAATGCTGTTGCTTGATTAGTACTTCCAACGGCAGAAGAATTATTCCCAGAAGCCATGTTTGAAAAACCGAAAGCAACTGCGGAATCGCCACTTGCTACTCTGTTTGCGGAAGTAGTAAGTTCTTTGTTTTGTATATCAAGAGCAAAGGTTCCTCTTTGATCTCCAGCTTTAGTTCCACCAATAATTGATTCACCATTAGCTTCTATTTCAAGACCTTGTAACAATTTAGCTTGCACACTTGTGTTAAGCTTGTTTAGACCAAGACCGCCATCTTTAACAATAATAGCTCCACTAGAAAGTTCCGTCGTAACACCATCTGTTGAACCAGAAACAAAAGCAGCATTAGTTACAAGTGCATTTAAATTTGTAGATGTAACTGTGCCTCCATCTACATAAGGAGTATTTACAGATAAAATTGCCATTATATTGCTGTGTTAGTTGATCTAAAGGCTTGAGCACCAGTTACTTTCAACGATCGTATTCTGGGTCTACCTACTATATTGTTAATGTTGAATTGAATGCCGTATGCACGACTATTACCTATTCTACCACGTATGGAAACATCTTCATTTTGTAATAAAGGATCGCCATCTAATCGTTCAGACAAAGTTCCAAGATTTAAATTATAATCAATATTTTCTGTTTCGGCTAAAATGGTAAAATCAGAATTTCTTTCGGGAGATGATTGAGTAGAAATTTCAAAAGAATTCCATTTTTTGCGGTCAATAGTTTTTAACGTAAACTGCCGAGTTGTAATCTCAGCGGGAATATTATAAGTTTCAACAAGACCAACAGTAGAAGGATCGGAGGTAATAAGATCTACGCCATCAGTGCGAGCTTCTAGTTTGTGAACTCCTCCAAATGTATTTATTGCGTAAACACCACGGGTAAGACCATCTCCAGCTACAATTAAACGATTAAAATCAAAATTAGCTGTGTCATCAACTTTATCTACACTTTCCCATTGTTTATTTAAGAAATTATAAATAACAATTTTATTATTAACATTTACACCCGTTCCTATTGGAACTGCTAAATAATATTTGTTATCATAATAAACGCCAACAGAATTGCTCCAAGCATTTTTATTAATATCTTGTATTGTAGCATCTATTGATTCGCTCAATGGAACTTCGTTTCCCCGAAGATTGTATAAATCCTGGAATGATACGCCATAAACGCCATTGTCAGAAAGAAACATAATGTTTTCACCTACCTGAACAATACTATCTCTAGAAACACAACCTATTTCATTTGTAATTAAAGTTACTTGAGCGGATGGAAGTGATGTTGTGCCACTAATAACATGAATACTGTTTCTCATAAAAACAATAAGTGTGTCTTTAGTAAAAGAATGCAGTCCTACAATAAAATCAGCGGTTCCAGCATTGGGTCTAAATTTTCCATTTAAATCATCGTATGCTTCAATGTTTTGACCATTAGAAAAAATAATTTCATCTCTTGTCCCTCTGTCAGTATAAGTATCAACAGTAGTTTCAACGTTAAACTCAAAGGGAACCGCTAATCTTTCTGAATGATACACGCCGTATTCTGGTGCTGGCATTCTAATATACCCAACGCCTTCAGAAACTGGTTTGCTGTAATAATTATTGCTTGCGGCTAAATCAGATATTTGTGCAAAAAATGTAAAAGTATTTGCATTGGGTACAGTTGCTACATCATATACAGTTCCAACAACTAGATCACTACTTGATTCTGTAATAACAATTTTATCTTTTTCATTTAATCCGTGAGCAGTAGATGTTACAGTTACTTGCCCATTAAGAATAACGGTATTATTCCCAGCATCACCAAGTTGTTCTGGCTGTTGAAAATCACCGCTTTCTGCTTTTACAAAATCATTAGCTGAATTCCCATCCCAAATTAACGGAGTTTGACCCCTTCTGAATAAAATAACTTTATTAAAGGCTTGTGTTAAAGATGCTTTGCCCGTTATTTCTACTCCTGCTGGGTATGCTATTGAGGTTGTTGTAAGCACGAGAGGATCTAAATTGACTAAAACTGCTTCCGAATTTGTTGCTACAATAATAAACTGACCAGTTGTGTCTAAAGGATTTGAATAGGCACAAGAGGCTACCACTTTTGGAACTATATCTACTAGTACGGGAGATGTTCCTGTGTCATCTAGTGTAAAAGGCAATGTAAGCCCAATCCCAGGAACCAAAAGAGATCCACTTATAATATCAATACCTTTACGAACTTGCCATTCGCCATTAAGATCCATGCGACCATTTTGACTGTCTGCAAGAACTCCTGGATTTAATTGATCAGGTCTAAACCGATTATTAAAACCAAAAAAACCAGAATCCAACTCATCAACCATTTGAGAGTCAGCCTGACCGTATGACGAAAATCGCGACATTTATTTTTTCTTCTTTTTAGGAAAACCTGCCTTCATGTTGGAGTAGGATTTTTTACTAATTGTTGATTTGCTTTTAGGACGAGAAGTCCCCGCTTTTTTGCGTTTATTTATATTTTCGTATAGACTCATGTTAACATTTCCAAGCTTTGCGTGACCAATAGTTGGCTGAAAGTTTATCGTCTTTGCCTTTTATTCCGCCGCTACGAGCACAATAAGACCGCTTGCGATCTGGCTGACTTGACTTAATAGTCATGTTTGCATCACCAAAACGCACAATTTTTTCTTTACCATTTTGACAAGCTTTTACAACAGATTTTTTCCCCCCAGAAGAATCTCTACGGGGCTTGTTGCAAGCCATCTTACTTTTGTCTATCTTAGCCACGACCCCTGGGCATTGGACGACCCATTGGGCGAGCCGCTGGACGACCCATTGGGCGAGCCGCTGGACGTTTTGCCGCCATTGGGCGTGGGCGTTTTACTGCATTGGCACGGGGTTGGCGAGCACGGCTTGCCGCCGCCATTCCTTGTGGTGTGTATGGAAATTTTTTTCCTCCTACATTTGGCATATCTATTTTCTCCTACTGGGTTTATTTTAATGGTTTGCGGTTCATTTTTTTACCGCTACCTAAATTTCTGGGTTTAATATTATGAGAGCTACCATCGCACTTCGGCATGGTACTGGATTTTCCACAATTGCATTTCTTCATATTATTTGACTTGAGATGAACCAAAGTAAAAACCGACAATAGCTAGAGCTGTTTGTCTTACTTCTGGCATTATTACGAATCCTTGCACGGTTTGCCACTCAACGCCCCTGAATAGCCCCAGAAAGCCGTTTGTCTCCCTAGATACACTTACCCCTACATCTGTCCACGCGAAGACAAATGGGGCTATTACAATCGCAAAGATTGTGCATACGACTAGAAACCTGCGAACCATAACCCCGCCATCGCGTTTTGCGGCGGCATCTGCCGAAGCATCTGCTGTTTGCTGAGAAGTAATCATACGCTCAAACTGACGGGCTTGATTGTCCATCTGTGTGCCGATGAGCTTCATTATAAAGCCACTGACTCCTCCTCCGAGCATTGCTAGTAATTCTGGTGTCATTTTTTGTTTTTAAGTTCCCTAATTATCTTGATAGCGGATCCCGTCATATAAAGAAAAGTTGATATACCTATGCAAAAACCAAGTATTTCGTTGACTGGAGTCAGTTCAATAGTAGCTATAAAACCACCCGTACCCACTGTTGATTTAAAAATAATGTCTTCCATTTTAAGCCAATTGATCCATTCTTAATACAATTAGTGATGTTTGAATCCCAGGTTGATTAGAAAACTTTGCTGTTTCAACTGCACCCGCAGAAAGTTCTAAAATAGATCTACTTGTCATTTTGTGTCCATTTGTAGGTGTTGGCTTGCTTCCATCAAAAGTATACCACATTGTCTCAATTGCAGGAGGTCCTCCCGTAGTATCGCTTATACTTATTAAGCAAGTTCTTGTCCTGGGGTCTAAATACTCAGAAAATGTTTTTACTAGTTTATTTCCATTTTTAGGGAAATTCCTTTGCCTTGACTCAACACCCGCATTCTTAGGATTATTCCTGTTAACATCATAAGAATTCATATAATAATATTAATTAGTTAATTCGGAAGCATAAATATACGCAGTATTTGCGTTATTAGGGTCATCTTTAAATTTAGCAATACGAATAAGGTCAGAATTAAAATAATAATTATTTCCCGCATACAATTTATGATTCTCGTTAGTCGTAGGATTGGTTCCATCAACTGTCATAAAAACTCCGCCTCCAGTTACACTCATAAAAATAACCTTAGTATCTTTTTGATGGGCGGCGAATTGTTTTACAGTTCCACTATTGCCTATAAAAGTTAATAACTGTGAAGTTGCTCCTTTAGTGGGGACATTATATCGGTTTACTACATATGTGTTCATAATTTATCGGGATTGTCTATTGACATAAGTTGAGATTTTTTTGCCAACGATGTTTGTGTTAGCTATTATACTAGCCTTGCCAAGCTCATCGTCCAAGTATTGTTCAGCAATTTGTTCTTCAGCAATGGCTTTTTCATTTTGACCATCCATACGAAGAAAATCTGCATAAACAGCGTGAGCTATAAAATAAAAAAACTCTAAAGGAATAAGATCTGTCGTAGTTGTTATAAATGGAACTTCTTTTTTATATGTTACATACACGAAATTAGATGATCCACCTTGAACATTTAACAAAGATGCTCCGTTTTCAGTTACATAAAAATCGTACTCAAGAGTAGAATTACGATCAAAAGCATTATTCCTATGAATACGCAAAAACTCTCCTATATTTGTTTTTCCCCTTGAAACAAAAGGAATAGCTTCTGGAAGAAGAGTCACAATTACATTATTAGTGTAACTACACTCCCAAGGGTTAGGTGTAGGAGAAAGATTTGGGGTTGGCGGAGCGGGACTTTCTTGAGCCTTTAAAGAGAGACCAGAACTTCCAATCGTTAAAATGACAACTCCATTAATAATTGTTACAACATTACCCTTACCGATAACCCAGGCTTGAGGTGTGTAACTGTAGGGCTGTCTACTAAGTGTATATGAACCATCGGTTTCTCCCTGGTAAACTCCACCTCCTTGTGCATCATTGCCTACAAAGACATATTTTTGATTTACTCCAGATTCCGAGTGACCCGTAACGTCAACAAAAAGAGCACTTCTTTGTTCGGAAGCCACTAAATACCGTGCCCAAAAAGGATACGCATCGTAAGCTTGTTTAAACCTGCGGTTTGTAAAATTTAATATATAGCTATCTTCCTCAGTGGTAAAGTCATTTACTCCTGCCAAAGATTTTACTAAATTAAATAAAGATTCATATGATCTAGTTTGCACTATATTTTATTTGCACTCAAATCTGAGTAGGTTTTATTGTAATATTTTAAAAATTCTTTAGAATGAACGTGCTCAGTGCCGTATTTTTTAATCATTCTAAAATAATCCCTTGCTGGGATTGTTGCTACGCATTTACCAAGAACTGGATGCGTCTTGCCTTTTTCTGCCGTTGCTTCCTTTCGGGCAATATCACGACGAGAGTCTTCCGTAGCTCGCTCTTCCGCAAAGCTATTTTTAACTTGATCCATAAAAGCACGATCAATGGCTTCTTGAGTGATCTCGTGAGGTTTGCTAATTATTTCCATAATAAAAAGGCGGGGGGCTTTCGCCCCCCAACCAGAATTATTTAAGCTTGTCCTTGGATAAGACCGTGAGCCTGTGGGTGATAAACACCGAGGGTCAAAGCACAATCCACGATACCACGCTCACCACCACCAAGATTAGGCAGACGAGAAGTTCCCATTGGGATCAGCTCGTGAACACCGTAGTATTCAGGGTTTACGAGGAAGCCAGCACCCTTATTTGTTGCGGTGCCAAAGTTAGGCATACAGACAGGGTTACCATTTACGATAGAAACGATACCGTGATCGCTTTGGTATAGTTCAACTGACAGTTTAATGTCGGCAGAACCACCATCGTAGTTCACAGTGCGAACTGAATCAGCATCAGTACCGCTTACACCCGCCAAACGAGCGAAATCGCTAATTGTGCGGCGTAGACCTGTGTTAGCTACAAGTGTAAGTCCGTTGCTTACTCCATTAACATCAAAGATGCTGGAAATAAGATCATTGAACGCACTCTCGTTGAACGAAGTAGTAGTATCTTCAGCTTGTGTGTAGATGCTAGAAGCGGGTGTCTCAAAACCAGTTGGGACACCAACACCAGCGGCAGGAGCACTGTCAATATAAGCGGCAAGACCATTCATCTTATAAGGAAGAAGAGCGGTAGCTTGTTGTTTTGTATTGGCAGAACATAGAGTTGCCTCTACATCACGCTTGAGTTCACGAATAGCCTTAGCTTCTGCTTCAGCAATCTTAGCGGGACCGACTGAATCAACTGCTTCTTGCAGTTCTGATACCTTGTAATCGCGACGGAACTTCTGTGTGAAGTTACCCATGCGAGCACGACCAGCAAACTGGTCAGTAAAGGCAAGAACATCAGCACCCTCGTCAATACCTGTAGTTACAGGTGAGGCGAGACTGTCAACAGTCCATTCAGTGTTAGTTGCGGATGCCTTCTTTTTAGAGGCACCAGAAAGAATCGGAGTTTCTTCAGGAGCAAGGATAGTCAAGACATCAGTCAAGTCCTCGCGATTGGAAACAGCCGATCCGTTGTTTGTTGTATCATAGGTGTTTGAAAACGCCATAGTATTATACTTTCTATTATTGGATTAACGACTTAGTTGTGCAGTTCTTAATTTGATGAAATCATTCGCCGCTCCAGTAGAACGAAACGAATTTTGAGATGTCTGGATGTTTTTGTTTCTCCGATTGATAGGTTTTTCACTTTTAACCGCTGTATTACTTACGCTTTTAGGCGGATTAATAGATTTAGATGGTTTAACAGCTTGATCAACTAACTTTCTTTCCCCGAAAATACTATTTGCCGCATGAGCCAAAAGATATGGCATTTGTGCTTTTAGTGTTGGGTCAGCGTTTTTTAATGCGTCAGCTAGACGTTTGTCCGTGAGCATTGCTTTATAACGCTTGTTTGTGTCATTGTTGTTATCACCCGACCAAGGTATTTCTTGTCTAATCTTATCCCCAAATCCTTTTTGCATTTGTTGCCCTTGGGCTTGATTACGCAAATTTTGGACTTGTTGTGGAATGTGTTGCTTTTGAGCTTTACGAGCATTTTTTAAAATGTTTCGTACTTCTTTTTTTGTAACGGATTTTCCATCCATTTCAGCAACATTATCATTAGCTTTGAAGTCGTCAGATTCAAAAAGAACATTTTCAGCCCAATCAATTACGCCCTTAACTTCTTGGACTTTATTTTTTATGGACTTTGCGTCTTTTAAATCCTTGTACGGATTTTGTTCAATATCGGACATTGACACTGGTCTTTTAGCTTTTTGTTGAAGCTGTGATTCCAGTTTTTGGATTTTTTCTTCCGCTTGCTTACGACGAGCAGTAAGTTCGCCAAAACGTTTTACGGCTCTGGAACCTAGCTTATCAGAAAGTTCGCGAAGGTCAGCCTCCGACATATCATCTAAATTAACCTGTGAAAGAACATTAGTTTCAGATTTATCTTCAGCTTTGGATACTGCTTGCTCCGCTACTTCAGATTCCTCTTTAACTTCATCTGTGGGTGGTTTTTGACCACCTAAGCGTGAACTAATAAAGTCCTCCGCTGACATATTTGAAGAATTAGATGCAACCTCCGAAGTTGTTTCGGGGACTGGTACTACTTCTTCTGTAATCGCTGTTGTTTCAACGGAATCAGCGTTCTCCGTTATTATTTCATCTTGCATATGTTTCCACTCCTTAACGCCGAGCGATGGCGATTGTTATATCTTATCACACTTGACAAGCTATTGCTCAATCAAGTGTTTTAAATCTTTAAATTCTGTCATTTCCAGAATTTGGTCGTAAGATAAAATACGACCAGAAATTTGTTGTATTTTTTCAGTTGATGACTCGTGAAGATCGGAAATGCACTCATCACGAAGTGTTTCAACAAAATACAAAAAACGAATAAATGTATCGTGGGTTTTTAGGGTGTCTATATCCCTGTCAATATTATCTTTTGGCATTATTTAGCACTTAATTTACCTAGTTCTTCAGCTAATTTTTCCATGCGGGGACGAATGCCTGGAATACCCTTTTCGTCTGCTTCGTTATATTCAGTGTTAATTAAATACTCTGTAGCCGCACCATCAAAATTGCCCTCATTTATTAATTTAACTGTTTTTGGGCTGTCTGCTATGGAACCACGGAAATGTTCACTAAACAAGGCATCTTGAAGTGATTCGGGATAAGTATCAAACTCAGGAAGCATTTCCTCTAAGGACTCAATGCGAACACTGACATCTTCCTCAAGCATTTCTTCGGCTTCTTCTTCTGTAATTGTATCACCTTCCTCTATGCCCTCTTTGTGGCGACCGTAACCAATAGTCCAAAATGGCTCCGTAGAATCTGGCTGGTAAGCCTCCAGCTTTAGTCCTTCTGCCTCACGAATAATAGCCTTAAATCGCTCAAGTGGAGATTCGGACGAACCTTCATTTGAATCATTAGTTTCCTTTTCGGTCATTTCTCCTTCACGCCTTCTTGCGTAATCAGTTCTAGTAATATTGTCTGGCATTTTATTGTTGGTTCATTGTTTGAGTGCTTACTTGACCCATTGAAGATGGAGCAGTTCCAATTTTGCCAATTTCGGCATTTTGAGTTTGTTGCATTTGGAAATTATACTGTTGTGCATATTTTTCAATGCGAGCTTGAAATGCTTCATCACTTTGTATTCGTTGAGTAATGTCGGGCTGTTGCAAATATTGTTGAATTGCTTGAAGTGCAAATTGAGCACCATTGGGTCGTGCGGGAACCTCAATGCCAGCGTAGAGCTTAGCCAAATCATCAGTAATTTCAGAGCGAATATCTTCTTGTGCTTCTTCTTGTGGCAAAATCATGCCATCTGCAAGAACTGGATCAATAGCATTTGCTGACAATTCAAGAAGACGATCCATGCTTAAACGTCCATTACGATCCATTTGAGTCAAAGCTAAAAATTGTTGTAACTTTTTTTCTTGGGTTTCTGGATCAGTGTTAAGAACGTCGTAACTTACAATTACATCGTAATCATCAACAGCTTCGTCTTTTTTAATTGTTTGAGGGTCTGCACCAGTTACTTTAAAAAACACTTCATCGGGACCAAATCTTTGAAAACATTTATAAGCAAGTTTAAGAACTTCTGATGCGTGATTTAAAAATTTATCAACAAAAAATTGTCTTTTAGTTTGTGAGAGTGGAGAATCATCTAGCCCTACGAGGCGATCAGCTTGGGCTTCTAGTGTTCCTTCTATTTCAACAGAACCAACTGGCGAAGGCGGAGATGGGGCAAATTCAATATCACCCTTTCGGCGATAAGGAATAAAACGACCTGGACCGTATTCCAGTGGAGCTTGCCCCTTTGGGTGCATTAAGGGCGGCAAAGTTGCCCAACTATTTCTATCAATGCGAGAATCTCGTTCTATTTTAACTTGATTTTGAATTCCGCGAAGCAAAGAAGGCATTGTGTTTGTATCATAAAGACGCTTGCTGTCTTCTGATAGCTTTGTAACTACTACTGGATAATCTTCGTATCCATTTAGCAATTCAAAACTAGCATATGGCTGGACTTCTGTATCACTAGACAATTCTCTGTGGAAAATAGTTTCATAAATTCCCTCTGAATTATCTTCTTCGTCAATAAGACGCTGGTAGCCATGAACAATTTCAATTAGTTCTTCGGCTTGATAAACAGCATTAGTAAAACTGGACTGGGAAATTTGTGAGCCAATTTCGTTTCGTTCAATACTGTTTGAGTTTACTCCGCGAAAATGCTCAATAACGTAATCTACAAAATCTTCGTTCCATCCGTCAGTAACAACTTTGTTTTGCAATTCCTGTGCAGTGTAATAAGTTCTCCAAAAACAAAAAGGTGCTCTTTGTGGATCTGTTACATATGAAGGAAAAAAGAAATCACCATCAGGGGAAAGAGTCTTAACCGAAGGAGCGTTCACTTGCCGACGAATTACTGGAAGTTCAGTTGTTCCTTTATCTTTTAATTCTTTAACGGCTTTTTTAGCCCTTTTTTCTGTCAATCCATCAAACGCAAGCAATAAAGTTTGCTCTACTTCTTCATCTGCATATCCAGACATAAACATATCCATAGCTTCTTGCGAATATCCAGCAATTTGCTCTATGTTTAAATTTTGAATAATTCGGCGATCTTCACGATGCCATCCAACGTGAGTAATAAGTACTCCACGTTCTAGCAAATAATTTGCACCTAGTTCCATTTCTTTTTTAAAACGCGGAATATATCCAGAAGACACCATCCATTTTAAGAAATTAGAAACAGTTTTAGCTGTGCCCATGTCTTCACTAGAAACTGGAAAAGCACGAATATTAGCTCGTGATAATGACGATACAAAAATAGCCACTAATCTGCTTATTCGTTCATCAATAACATGGCTTTCCATGTCAGATGCTCCCTCCCAGGGAAAAGCATCTGCTCCGTGCTTCCGAAGGTCTGCACTTTTACCTGCCCAAAAGTTGCGTCTGTCGTCGTAAGAAGAACGGCAAAGATCAAAAAAAGACGATAATTCCGTTCTAGTTCTATCGTAAGCGTTTCTTAAAACCGTTACATTGGGAGTTTTGCTAACATAAGTCAGCTCTTCTGAAATAATTTTATTATCCATATTTGGGATCTTATTTTAACACGTAAAGCAACACATCTAAAAGCGAATCAACGCTTTCAAAACTATATTTAAAAAAATCAATTAAATTGCTCATCGCTTAGAAGGAATTACATGGTGATATTTTGTTTCATTGTCTATGTTTTCAGCCTGTATGTAGATATATTTTCCAACTAAATTTTTAGCAATATTTAATTTTGCTTTAACTACAGCAGTAGAAACTAACTCTGGAACTTTTGCTAATACATAATTGGGATTAGGCATTAGTCGTAATACCCGACCTCGGTAAATTACTGGAACGGGTGTCATTGAGTCAAAAACTTTTTGACCGTCTTCACTAATCCACGTATTTTTTCCACGACCAGTAATCATTTCTTCTTCCAAATGTTTAAATGCAATGTCTTGTGCTGTTTCAAAAGAAATTTCAAATTCCTCTGCGATTTGTTTTAATTTTTTCTTTGCCATTAATAACCTCCTGTATTTTTTCTTGTAATTTGTAGTGATTGAGCATTTACGAAATCGGGTCCCCGACCATCGTTAGCCATTCTAAAATATCTTAATACATCAAAAAAATCCTTTAAGCACTCATCTAGCTTACCATTTGCGTTATAATGCACTATGGATTCAATTAAATTTCCGCAATCCTTGTGAACATAGCATCGGGGCATATTAGCTAAGTCAATTTTAGAGTTTTCGTTGTAATCAAACCACTCGTCCAGTTTAATAATGCCCTCTCGTTCTTGTTTGCCGCTAGAAGGAACAAAATCCATTCCGCAATCAGAAAAAGATAAAAACAAATCCTCATTGTTTTCATTTTCTCTAGCAAAATACCTAGAATCCCCTATTCTTTCAAAAACTTTTAATCCTTCTTCCTGTTCTATTTCTTTAAATAAATCAGCATATCCAGCAATATCATACCCAATTTTTTTAGAAGCGGGTCCAAAACGCCATCTAGGATCACCAAAAATAGCCCATTCGCCGTAGGTATTAAGATCTGGGAACTCTTTTTTAATGTATACTTCACCATCCCTGCTTACGGCTCCCCAAATTGATGTAAAATTTCTATTTCCTGCTGGGTCAACTATTTGATAGGTTGTAAACTTTTCGGTATCGGAAATATCTGGAAACTTCATTCCGTATTGATTTGGTTCGTCCGACAATACATTTACAGAAGTGCTAAACTTCGGAAGTAGCGATGTCATACTTCTTACAGGATAACCATAAGCACGACAAAGAATTTGCTCATCAGTGGATTGTTGCAAATCTTTCTTTATTCGGTCATATCCCCCAAATGGGTTTTCATCAGAATGCAAATAAACTACTCCAGCATCACG